TTTGCAACCTCAGCTCAGTTATTGTTCGTGCGGATGACACTATGGAGTCTCTCAGTGAGAAGGTCACTATTGCTACGATACTGGGTACTTTCCAATCGACGTTAACCAACTTCCCTTACCTACGTAAGATCTGGCAGACAAACACAGAAGATGAGCGCTTGTTGGGTGTCTCAATGACAGGTATCTTGGACAATGAGTTGTTGAATAACGCTTACGATAAGAAGTTACCTGAGCGCTTAGAGGAGTTGAAGAATGTCGCTGTGGATACTAATAAGCATCTTGCTGCTGAACTTGGCATCAATGCTTCTGCTGCAATCACCTGCGTCAAACCCGAAGGTACGGTTAGCCAGCTTACTGGTACTGCTAGTGGCATTCATCCTCAACACAGTGCTTATTTCATTCGTCGTGTACGCTCTGATGCCAAAGATCCTCTCACTCAGTTCTTGAAGGACGCTGGATTCCCTTGGGAGCCTTGTGTGATGAAGCCTGAGTCAACAGCTATCTTCTCCTTCCCGATGAAGACCCCTGAGGGTGCTCGTCTACGTGAGGACTTGTCAGCTGTAGAGCATTTAGATCTGTGGCTCGTCTATCAGCGACACTATTGCGAACATAAACCTTCAGTGACTATTTCCGTCAATGAGAATGAGTGGCCTAAAGTAGGAGCGTGGACATGGGAGAACTTCGATGAGATTACTGGAGTTTCGTATTTGCCGATGGATGGTGGAACTTACAGACAAGCCCCATATGAATCCATTGATCAAACGACTTATGAGGGATTGGTATCTCAGATGCCTCAGTCAATTGATTGGGAAAGGATGGTAGAGAATACTGATAACGTCGAGGGAGCGCAAACCCTTGCTTGTGTCGCAGGAATTTGTGAAATTTAAGTACGCAAATGTTCTCATGCGGGTGGTCGAGATGATCACCTGCGCTCACATAATTGCTAACACTTGGAGGCACTGGTAATGATAGTTGACTTCTCATGGTCTGGAGGCTTTGTAGTCGGTATTCAACATACTGAGCAAGCCGTTGTTGAGACTGACGAAGATGTGTACGAGATGGCTAACGCTATCCTGATTCATCTAGGATTCTTCACAATAGCAATCCTCTTTACTGACTAGAAACTAAAAAGCCCTCTAATGTATCGTTAATGATGCACTAGAGGGCTTCGTGACTCGTTTATGAGTCAATTATGCCTTATGATATTCCTCTTCAGTGAGGATACCTACTTTGTACTTACCTTCAGGTTTAAAGATAGTCAGTTCTTGTTGTCTCATCTCAGGAGCGAAAGAGATGTGCATCCAGCGTCCAAACTCATGAATGATCTGATCGAACTTGATACCAGCCTTCTTGACTTCCTGACATAGTTGGTAAGGAGTCAGCTTAGACGAGGAGACATCAATAGCCCAACCGTCCATGTGAGAAGACACCTTAGAGCCTCCAACAGCCACGTTAACGGCAGGTAGACGTAACCATGAATTGATACGCAGGGGGCCAGTGACGGCTCTCAGTTGCTCAAGCTTCTGAGCTGCAATCTTCATGTTCTCAAGTTGGACAGTAGAGGGTTGATTGTCGATACCGTTACGTACAGCAGTCTCACTGTAGGTCGCTTCTTCAAGAGTAAAGTGCTCACTGAGGTTCATTGTCAGATCCTTTCTTAATAAGTTCAGCTAGGTTGATACCAGCCAATAGACCGATAAAACCACCAATGATTGTTGAGAATGCAGGGCCTAAGATGGCGAAGATTTCTTTATTGTCGATAGTGGGATCGAAGAAGGCATAAAGTAGTGTGAAGATCACAGCTAAAATAACACCGCAGAGGGTACGAGAAACCATCATAACAATCCTACATACGACTTGTTCAGGCGTAAGCTCCGCACCTTGTTTATCTAAGAACTCAAAGAACTTCATATTATTTCTTTCCTACCTTATCAGCTATTTTTTCCATTGTCCGACCACCGAAATAGAAAGACATCACGAGCATTCCCCACTGCCCTAACAACTCAACATAAGCACCTCTAGTCTCAAAACCGAAGATAGATGCAACAGCAAAGCCACTATAGGCAACCAAGAGGAATATCAACGTAGCTGGACGGATGTTCTTAGACAACCAAGAGTCAGAAGACATATCAGCCTTCAAACGATCCGTCAGGTTATTCTGTTCTATTTTGTAGAATTCAAGTTCAACTTCTTGAAGCTTCTGAGCAGCAGCAGGGTCACCTGCAATGGCCTTAGCGACAGCTTCTACTGAGTCAGACACTCCGAACTTAGATGCCAATGCTGACACAGCAGCCCCACCCATAGGCCCCATCACAGCAGTAGCTAGACCGGGTGCTACGTTCTTAAGCAGTCCTGATAATATGTCATTCATACTGGTTTACACGCTGCTACAGCGTCCTTTACGATAATGTATAAGTAGAGTTCAAAAGGTAAGATGATGCAAAACAACAAGGTAAGCAGCACTAGGAAGCTTACGTAGAGTGTCTCGCTAGAAGAATTGCCGCTGTTAGTGCCCATATTTCCAATACCAATATAGCCATTACTATGACCAATCCTATCCGTTTACGTATCTTATTAATTGACTGAGTTTTCTTTAATACTTCTTCTTTTCTGCGCTTTACTGCTAACAAGTGCGTTATTTCTTGTTTCTCTTGCACTATTCCAAACATTTCTATTACGTCACTATAGAGAGCACCTAACTCAGGAGGACTCTGGTAGATCATCACCTCTCTGATTTCCTTCTGAGCTTTCTCCATCTCCTTCTTAGCGACTACTAGGTCTAAGGAGACATCTAGTAGCTCATCAGGCTCAATGTACTGAGTATCTATCCGTAACTGTTGTTCAGCTATCTTCTTGTCTATCGCTATCATGGCCTTAAAGAATACTTTTAAGTTCTTTATCAGGTCAGTCTTGATGTCTTGTTCACTTGTATATGCACGTTTACTAGGCTTTTGTACAACTTTATGTGTACTGCTGACAGTAGAGGTTTCCGGCGTAATAGGCTTATCAGGCTCCTTTGACGGAAACAGCTTAGACTTAATGAACTCCCATAGACCTACTACTTCATCTACGTGCTCTTTAGCCTCATCAAAGGTCTCCTTCGCTTTAAGGACTACACCTTTGTATTCTTTGTATAGCTCACATCCCTGCTGGATAGCCTCAACAGCCTTGAGAGCACCAGCAAGGATTATTAGAGGCATACTTAGTCTATTTTTAAGCCTCTACGAGCCGCTTCAGCTTCAGCTTCAGACATTTCTGGCCCTGCTGGTTGCTGTCCCTCTTCCACCGTTGCAGGTGTAGTTGACAAGCGAGGGCTTGATCGTAAAGCCTGTGTTGCAGTTACTTTTCCAACGGCTTTTACAACATCCGCTATCTTTGAAGGTGTGCTTTGTTTCTGAGCGGCTGCTAAGGCTTTAACAGTTTCAGGATCAAAGACAATATCAGCCATTACGTTTGGACGGGCAATAATATCACGAAGAATCTGAAAAGTTTCTTTGGCAGCTAAACGAGCTTGTGCTGAACCTCCAGCTCCACCAGTAATTGCGTAAACATCGCTGCTAGACATGCCAACATTAGGGCCAGCCCCTTCTGATTTTAAAACTTTCTGTAGGTATCTAATAGCTAGATTGGCATCAGACTTGTCCGCACTTGATGGGAACAGGAAATCAAAATCACCTTTCTTTTTATTCAACTCAACCAAAGCTTGCTGTAAATTAAAAACAGGGTCGTCAGCTTTAGCGGCAGTATTAGCAGCGTTTGTTAAGATGTCAGTGAACTGCGCTTTACGCATTGAATCAAAGACTTGTGCTCCTTGAGGATTGTTTTGGAGCACTTCAGCTAAAAACTTACGTTCAGATGGTTGAGCATCTTTAAGTTTCTTTAACACGGCTTCTGGTGTCAGATCGGTTGGATTAGCAACATCAAAGTACTTTGTTAGGGGTCGATTTGAGTAAATCTCAATGTTGTTTAAATTGTTCTTAAAGTTATCCCGTGCGCCTTTTAGTTTATCAGCACCGGGCACTCCAGCAGTAATTGCATCATCAAGGGACTGTCTAAAACCATTTAGAACGGCAATAGCAATTCCTTTTACTTGTCCGGGTGCAACCCCTTCAAAGATATTGCCTTTTCCAAAGTCAGCCGTACCAGAATAAACTGCTTGACCCCATGCAGACAAGTTCTTTTGTAAGCGCTCAACATCAATCTTTTTAACACCTGCGGGAGTACCGGGAGTAATGGAGACACCTGCAGGTTGTCCTGTAGGGCCTAAGATTGTAGTAGGGGTAACAACTGTCTCAACTTTAGGAATAAAATACTCGTCTTTAATCTTTTTAATTGCAGATTCAATAGATGCAAATCCGGGAGTTTCTGGAGGAATTTCAGAAAGTTTTTTATTTACTGCATCCAACACAGGAGTAGGATCAATAATGCCGCCAGAACTTTTAGCAGCTTTAAAATCATTTGCAGAATCTTTGCGGAGTTTGCTGGCTAAAGCTTTTCCGTAGTTATTAAAAGCGCCTACAGTTGTGTTAGTCACATCTTCTGCCGTACCTGCCCTAGTCGAAGCACGTTTAAATACAGCATCTAAGAAGTTCTCTACGTCTTGAGCCTGACCTACACGAAACGTAGTTCCTTTTGTTTCAATCTCAGGGGCAGCTTCAGCTTTTGCTTCTCGGCTTAACTGAACACGGCTCCCTGTGGCTTCTCCGGGAGTCATGCGACCAACACGCAACAGATCATTAATATCCGCAGGTAATGTTCCGATTGGGTTGACCATGCTTCTTTGAGTGGCTTTATAAGACCCTTTTAATAGGTCTGGAGTAGCTTGAATAGCTAAAGAAGCTAAAGGACTATCGGGAGCCAGCATTTCAGCGGTAACGCCCATTGTACCCGCTGTGCCAAATTCGCCAGCCACTCCTGCGCCTGTCCTTGAAAACAATCCGGGAACTCCCACAGCAGTCATGGCGGCTGCTGGAGCACCTGCACGAGAGAACTCAAAAGCTCCCTTGTATCCAGAGACTTTCATTGGGTCTACGCCAGTAAGGTCTTTAATACCTTTAATAATACCTTGTGTAGAAAGGGCGCTAGGTTCTTTACTTTTTTTCAAGTAGTCGTAAAGATTACCCCATCCACCAAACATGTCAGCAGTGAGACCTACACCAATACCTTTTAGAGTGGATTCTCCAAACTTTCGGAATTCATCAAAGGCTGTTGTTTCTGGTTGCTGATCGAGAACCGATTGACCTGTATACGTCTTACCTGAACGTCGAGCTTGTTCTGCTTCCAACTCTTCCAAAGAAAACTGTGCTGCCATTACTTAGCTCCTTTTTTCTCGCGTTCTGCTTTAATTTGACGAATAAGCTCATCATCCGACAAACTTGAAACACCTCCCGTAGAAACTAAAGGTATCGTTGGCTTATATCCAGTCAAACCTCGTTTCTCACGTGCATAATCATCCAAACGTGTTGTTTCAGAGATAACTTCCTGTGCCTTTTTAGCCATGTAGTTAATAAGTTCTTGACGGGCTTGTGCGCTATTTTCAAGCTGAGGAATAATCTTAGCAATAAATTCGCGGTCGGTGTTAGATGGGTTAGTGCCTAACTTCTTAATTTTATCCAAAAGCAGATTACCAGCATATTTCTCATACTGTTCTGAATTAGCTACAGCTAGTTTATCTTTACTAGAAGCGATTCCAATAGTTCCAAATAAATTACCAACAGCCGCACGACCTGATGCAAAAGTACCTGTAACCATTTCTTGCTTATTTAGATTAGCCATCTTCTGCAAATTGTCCAACTCACCAATAGCGGCTTCACGTGTGTTTGCAGCATCTGCAACTCTCTTAGCGTCCAACTTACCAAGCTCTTTAACAAACTCTGACTCACCTTCAGGAAGCTTAATACCACCAATATTCGTTTTAGCTGTAGTACGATCCACACCACCATTGAAAGGCACACGAATTTGCTTAGTTGGATCTCTAGGGTCTTGTTTCACAACAAATTGACTGTCTGTGGCAACATCAAAGTACACAGGCTCACGAGTTTTCTCAGCAACGCCAATCTCTTTAATGTTAGCGCCTTTGCTACCAGCAGTTAAACGAGCCAACTCAGTGTTGTACTTGTCTGTCCATTCAGAAGTTCCTCGTTGAAGTCCTGCTGAATCAGCAATAGCCGTAGCATTCTTTTGTTCGTTAGTGAGTCGCTCCGCTGTCTTAGCTTGAGCTTCAGCTTCTTTAAGACGTAAAGGTGCTACTTGTGCTGCAAGTTGTGCTGCGGGGCCATATAACTGCCTTTCACGTAGAGCATTAGCAAAAGCAGCCATTCCTCCAGAAGTTCCTGTATCAAATTGACTAGCAAGTTGATTAATGGTACTCAGCTGTTGCAACTGAGGGTCTTGAATGCCTAGAGCACCAGCGCCCACATCAGCTAGACGATTAAAACCCATCTGGATGTTAGCTTGACCTTGCTGGAAAGGATCCAACGAAGCCATCTGAATAGCTTGAGCACGTTGGACAGCTTGTCGGTTTTGTTGATATTGCTCAGGCGTACTAAACAAACCTGCCAACATAGATTGATTATCTGCCATTATATTATTTCCTTATATTAAAGGCCGATGAGAGCAGCAAGTTCAGGATCCATCAGACTAGAGCCACCACCGCCAAAGGTAGACTGAGGAATGACACTAGAACCTGTAGTCCAATCATAAGCGTTACCTGTGAAAGGATTCAAACCCATGTTAGCGTTCTGTCCGAAGATATCTACTGAAGCCTTACCCATAGAAGACAACAAAGTACCTGAAGGGCTGTAACCATAAGCAGGAGTAGTCATGAACCTACCTGCATTAGCTCCCGCATTAGCGGCTGAAGTAGCCAATCCAGTGCTCAAGTTATACGGATTTTGACCTACTTGTTCCGTAGCAGCCGCTGTAGATAATCCAGCCTTATATGGGTCATAAGCACTAGACAACAAGCCTTGACCGAATGTGTATTGCTGTTGACCGGCTCTAGTAGCATCAGCAGCCAACTGGAGGTCTTGTTGAGCTTGTGCGTTAAACAGAGCAGACGCATAGGGGTTAGCAGCTTGTAAAGTACCACCTTGAGCAACTGACAAACCAGTAGTACCTTGATTGTAGTTCTGAGTACCTAAAGCAGCCAGTTGACGGTCACGAGAGGGCTGCAACAGAGCTTGCTGGTTAGCGATGTACTGCTGTGCTTGCTCCTCAGGAGACTGAGCCATGTATTGACGACCCATCGCTTGAATACGTGCTTGGTCTTCAAGGTTCTGAGGGATGCCGCTCATGATAGTATTTTGAGCAGCCTGCAATCGAGGATCTAAAGTATAACCAGCACTTGTCAAGTTACCGTTAGCATCATAACCAAAGTTAGAAGTACCAAAGGTATTGGTGATACCTACAGGACGGAACTGAGCAGCTCTAGCGGCTTGTCGAGCAGCTTCTTGAGCGGCAGCACTTTGTTGCATACCTCCAGCAACGGAAACTCCTCCTTCAAGAGCACCGCCGATTATGTCCCCGGCAGCCCCTCCAGCAGGACCTCCAAAATAATTTCCAGCGGCTGACAAGCCTGCACTAAGTAATCCCATAATGTCTATTCCTTATCTTTTAATCGCTTTTAAGCGTAACGCATCCACAAACCGGGTAAGCCATAACTAGCAGAACTATCTTGGTAAGCGGGAGAAATACAACGCCACGAACCTGTAGTAATTAGAGTAGTCATAGCTGCTGTACCGCCTATGGCTGACCAACCACCTGAATAGAACGTCCAAGGACTTGTAGCATACAAACTTGAACCTGCAATGGTTGCCCCTATTGCGTAATTGGTATTGTTTTCAGGGCGACCCATAATAACTGAACCGATTGCTTTTGATTGTGATGGGTCAACAGCGCCTGTTTGACTGATAAACGAAGTTACACCTCCATTTGCAGCTGTAGTTGCATTAGCTACAGCAGTAGAACCAATAGCGGCTACAATATCAGCAGCGGAAGCAGCGGAGAAAGCTGAAGTACCTGCACCTTTAATCAATGCGCCTGAAGTAATTGTAGTAGCGCCTGTGCCTCCGTTAGCGACAGGAAGAGTACCTGTGACACCAGTAGTCAAAGGCAAACCTGTGACGTTAGTCATTACACCTGAAGCAGGAGTCCCTAGAGCAGGGGTCACCAAAGTTGGGCTTGTCAATGTAGCCCCAGAGGAATCAACCTTAGTAGCTACAGCCGTGGCAATGTTATCAAACTCAGTGTTGATCTCAGTGCCTTTAACAATCTTTAAAGGATCGCCAGCGGATAAGGAATCCTTAGAGGCAAAGTTGGTTGATTTGGTGTAATTACTCATAGCATCTTACCTTGTTTAGCGTGAATTTCTAGCTTCTGTATAGACAATGGAATACTGTTAATATTTGCTTCGTAACCTGTTTGAATAACTTTACCGCTACCTGTGGGATAAGCTGTAAGAGTCTGCAGAGCAGTACCGTCAGTGTATTCTGTACCCGAAGTATTATACTCTGAAACTCCATAATAAGCAGTACCAGCCTGAGAAGGTATCAACTGATTAGAGGAATAGTAGTTACCTTTAAAGTCATAGCCCCACTTAATCGTGAGATACTGGTTACTACCGCCGATAACAACTACTTTGAGTCGTTTAAGGACAGATGTATAACTAGGAGCGCCTAAATCAGTGTGGTTAGTGAAGTATTGGAAACGATAGGTAGATGTATCGTCTAAGTAACCACTGTAAGTGGCTAAGTAGCCTTCCTTACCAAGCAGAAGAGTACCATCAGTCTTTCTACAGAAACTCTTAGGTTGAATGCTATCCCACGTAGTTACTCGTAAGCTTCCATCTTGGAGAGTAGCTTTAGTATCAAAACAATACACTGACTTTAAAACGGGAAGGGTAATCGCGTAGAAACCGTCTAAGGGAGCATAAATACTCTTGATTGTCTTAACGTCTTCGCCTTGAATGGCTGATATCAAATCATTACGTACATTCTTAGATAAATCATTAAGAGGTTGTGACTTCTCTTGGATTGTTCTCAATATGCTACGCACACCTGTGGAAGACAAGAATATCAAGTCTGAACCAGTATTCTGTATGGTGTCTCTAGCGTAACAGCCAATACCTGTCACTACGTCACTCAAGACCATAGTTGATGGGGTTGTGGCCCCGCTATAGATCAGGATGTTGTTCTTACCGAATATGTACAGGAAGCCGTTGTGAGCGCCTAAGGCTACAATGTTATCAGTACCTTTAGGCCAGACAGTAGTAGTATCTAAAGTACCTGAAGAACCGCCTGAGAATGCAAAAGGCTTTAAGAGATCGGAGAACTGAATTGTTACCTTATCACCTGATGTGTTAGCTGACCATGTACGACCATAAGCGGCAATGACTGCATTACTCTGTTGGACAGTACCTAAGTAGCCTGTCTTTTCAGAAATACGTCGATATGTCGTAGTGGATACAGCAGGGTCAAATAGGAGAGGATCATGTCCTGATTGATACAAGACAAGGTATCCATTCAAGGCAGCAGCTTGCCAATGACTATCTGTGATCGTAGGGGCTGTACCGCCACCACCGTAAGTCAGGGTAGTCAAGGTAGTGCTAGATTGAACAAATAACTTATTGTTACCGGCTAGGATGACGTAGCTTACACCTGCGTTAGTCACAAGTTCAGCAACCATCTTAATGTCGTTAGTGGACAAGTCTGAGTTAACGGATGTGTTAACCTTAGTCCAACCTTTACGAGCACCGATACGACCATACTTGTCGATAACACAGTTGTTAGCTACAAGAGCATAACCACTAGCTAAATCCAACGAGGAGTCCTGAGTGTTTAACCCATAGAAGCCCGGAGCAGTAATGGAGTAAGCTTGAAGTTGTTGAGACATTACGCTGGAATCCAAGCATCATTTTCAGGAGAACGAGCGAGTTCAATAGCGATGACATCAGCTAAAGACTTCTTAGCCAAGGCGTAACACTCAGAACTAGACAACCCGCTGTCTTCACCGCGTTCAACTAAAGCTCTAGCGAGAGCGCCTAAGACGATAGGCTCTTTAGCTAACTTAGTTGTATCCGCATCAGCACTCATGTCAGATTCTGGCACAACCAAGCTGAAACGGATACTATTGACACCTACTGGAATAGGCCAGAGCATGACTTGAGCATCCCCGTTGCTACTTACACCGTTGAAGGCATACTCACTAGGGTCAGCATTCTGAGGAGATGCGGAACTATACACCCGCTTCTCAATCATATCGACAGTAGTAGGGATCAGAGAACCGTACTTAGTGATGTCTAGTACGTTAGTGACACGAAAACGTGTACCAGCGCCTGTCAAGGTATAACCAGTGTATTGACTGGCTGCTGTAGTGACTGTCACGGAAGTATTGAAGGCATCCCAATCGTAAGCATCAGCAACTTCACGTTTAGCGTCATTCACGAACTTTCCTACCAATGTGCTCAGGGTGTTCTCAGCAACGGTAGAGACAGTAGGCTCACGAAGACGTACTAAGACATCATTCACGAGGGAAATAAAAGTAGGCAAAGCCATAACGCTTACACCAATTCAGTAACAGAAACCGTGGAAGATGTCACTGTCGCATCTTTAATGAAGGCTATCTTTTGTCCGGGAGTGACAGCAATAATTTCAATAGAGTTATTGGGTATCATGGTTGATGTTGTGATACTTGCTGTAGGGTTTGTACCAATTTGATAATGGCAATGACCTAGTGAGCAAGCAATACGAACCAGTGTCGTAGATGCTCCGAATGCAGTCATTTGAGCACTGGTATTAGTAACTGAAGCAACTTGAGCAGTCCCCATTGAGGCAACACCGTAAGCTACTTGATTAGGATCTAATTGAAATGTAGACATTGTTGGTTACCTTATTAAACTTTCTTAGATTTGTTCTTCATGGTGCGCTGACCACGCATGGGCATCTTAGCTTCACTCAAGGCAATGGCAATAGCTTGCTTCTTGTCTTTAACGACAGGGCCGCCTTTACCGCTATGGAGAGTACCTTCTTTGTACTCACCCATAACTTTACCGATTTTCTTAGTTTGTTTCTTTGTAGTAGCCATCTTGTGTCCTTATTACTATTTGAATATTCTATCCATGAAGAATGTAATACCGCCGCCAACTAAAGAGGCAATAGTCATGCCCATCCAGAAACCACCTTTAGACTTGTTGGCTAACTCTAGAAGGCACTTAACGTCTTTACGTAGATCAGATACTTCATTCTGTAAAGCATCTACTTGAGCTTCTAGACGACCAAATTCACGAGCTGAAACGTCATCCATGATCACTCCACCTCACTAGCTTCGGTCTTCTTAGCTGGACGGCCTACGGGTTTCTTTGGTTCTTCAGCCACAGGAGTCTCCTCCACGCGCTCGTAGTCAGGATGATTCTTCATCGAGTCAATATCAACTTGATGTTCAAAGGTAACGGTATTACCGCTGAGTAGGCATTTAAAAGTTGCTAACATATAATCTTGTCCTAGTAGATAGACCAAAAGAGACCCCTTGTGAGGATCTCCTTCAGTCTAGCTATTAAGCCAAACGACCAACAACCACGCGAACGGTAGTCGAAGCCAAATCAACAGTAGCGGCTGCTTCGTTTTGAATACGAATAGTCACTACGTTAGCAGCACTGACGTAAGCTGTGGCAGTAACGCCAGCCAAGTCAACACCAAAAGAAAAACCGATAACAATGTCACCGAGGGCAACACCGGGAACGGCAACAGTATCAGACGAACCAGCGCCATCAACCAAAGAATCTGCGTTCAAAGTACAAACAACAGACCACGTATCTGAAAAGATACCACGGAATTGGTCATTACCTTGACGGGTAACAACAGCGGTAGCAGCAGCCATTTTATTTAACTCCTAATAATTAAAAATATTAAACTTATAAAGACCCCCTCCGCGAAGAGGGGATCAATAAAGCCTAACTATTAGGTTGGCACTGCCAAGGCAACGCTAGAGTAGTCGCGCAATTCAGCAACACCGTACAGAGTGTCAGCAGTGAACAGAGTACCGAGGTATTCTTGTTTGTACTGAGTCTGTGCGCGGATACCAACTTGCTCCACCAAGACCATAGAGTCCTTGTGTGCCATCAAACAGATACGAGCTGGTTGAGCTGTACCTGAACCGTCGTTGGCATCATTAGGTGTGTCAGCGTTGGTAGACACGAACACTTTAACGCCATACACATCGCCGATTTCACCGTTACGGATGGTGTTGTTACCACCTTGTTCACCCACGAAAGCTTGCTCAGTGAAACGAGCCAAACCCATCAGAGTGTTACGAGTCGATGGAGGAACGATGAAGAAACGACCGTCCATAGGCACATCAGAGTCATCCAAACGCTGGATAGAACGACGAATTGCAGCGTCAGTCAAAGCAGCTTGGTTGTCAGTGGTGTAGTCATAAGCGGTAGTACCGTTAGAGCCGATGAAAGCACCAGCGTAACGAGCACCAGCGCCGCCTTGAGACAAACGACCCAAACGAATCAAGTCAGTGTCAACTTGCTTACCCAATGCGTAACCAGCGTCATCTGTGTAGAATGAACGGAGGCTAGACAAAGCTTGAGCTTCAACGATGTCTTCGATCAAGCGGCTATATTCGTAGTGCTTGTTGATCAAGACTTGCACTTCAGTTTCAGTTGAAGCGATCAAAGTTACTTGAGTAGATGCCGCCTTGACAGAAGCATCGCCACGTGTAGGGCTAGGAATGTGAACGGTGTCACCTTTCTTGCCTTTGAAGCTCATCTTCTTAACGAGGTTGGCAGCGACCAAGCTCTTCTTATAAGCAGCTACAATTTCATCACTCCAAATTTCGGGGATAAACGTGTTAGCTGTGGTGGTGGTTACATGCGAGGTTCCGAGTCCCATTTTAAATACTCCTAGATATAATACAATTAATTAATAAAAATTTACCGAACTCGCCCATCAGCGTAAGCTTGCATGATTTCAGGCTCTAACGCTTCGTAACGATTCGGATCACTCATTCGCAGCCGAATAAGGTCGGCCCGACGATAAACTCTCTTCGATGATTCACCAGTACCTCCGGTATCGACAGTAGCAGCTTTTAAGTTCTGCTTCAGAGTGTCTTTACCTTTGGTCGCTACCTGCTGCGTCTTAACTTGTTTAAGTTGCTTAAAGGTAGACAACAATTCATTTGCGCTGTCATAATCAAACTCAGCATCGGCTCTAGCGTACAACTGAGTGCGAACGGGAGATTGTTTTACCCACTCCGCAAACTCAGGATCTTGAACAATAGCACCGAAGTCAGGATGTTCTTGACTTAGCTTCTGTTGAATCTGCATCTTCTTAAATTCTTGAGCACTTTGTCGTGCAGCGAGAACGTCTGGATGCTTGTCAATAGAATTACGAATTGCCTTCTGAGGATCTTCAAAGAAGTCAATTTCAGGCTCTACTTCAGTAGGTGTAGTAGTTTTACTCGATAGACTTTGTTTCAACAATTCATCAGCAAGTTTACGAACCTCGCCAACTTCTTGTGCCTGTTTACCAATGAGCTTCTCAGCCTCTTGGTGCATCCGAATGATCTCTTGTGAGGACTTCCCCTTGTATTTCTCAGGGATTGTGTCTTCAGGGGTATGATCTTCTTCAATCTTGGGCGGTGCGGTGAGTTGTTCAACTACGTCGAGTTCACCTAGAGTACTATCTTCGTTATCATCTACTAACATACTAATTCCTTCTCCTGCCACTCACACGTATAAAATGTATGTATGGTTCTAGGACACTATATTTAAAATAAAAACTCGGTATAAATATAAATACTTATGAGTTCTGCTTCCTTTCTTGGGCGAGCTTTTCAGATCGCTTGCGTTCCCATGAGTCATAAGCTGTCGGAAAAGAGCCTGTCCAGCCTTCTAACTTCATGGTAGGTGCGCTAACTACTCTCTTAGAATCAGAGCCACATTCCTTACAGGGAGTTGCGTGGCACTCTGCGTCTACAAAAGCATCAGTGCGATGACCGTTCTCACATAAGAATTCAAAGATACGACGAGGCATTGTTAAACCTCACCAGTCTCTTGAAGGTCTTTATAAGTACGGCTGTAGGCTTCCTTCAAGCCATATAACCAGTTCAAAATATCCATCTGTCCACGACGAAAGTCTAGAGGGTGTGTTTCCGTGACAGAAGATAGTTTGTCGTAGCTATCCTTTACTTTGAGGATGTCTTCCATGAGATCTTTCCACCCTTGAGTGGACATCATGTCGAAGGCATCATCGTAGAATTTCGATAAATCTTGTGTACTTGAGGATTGTTCCATATTAGGAGTCCTTATAGTTAATAAGTACGTAATGTATACTAAAAAGTACTCTTTGTCAAGTACTTTGTAGTAAATATTTTCACTTAAGCATCCGTAGCGCCTTCAAACTCAGGCTTTTGCTTGATGATGGCGTACAAAGCAGCACGATCAGCACCAGCAACGTACTCGTCACCAGCGATCTGCACCTTACCTGCGCTCAAGGGTTGCTTACCTGCGTCACGGGCTTCCTTAGAAGCATAGCCGTAGAAGGTCACTTCAGTGCCTTGGCCTTTGAAGTCTTCTTGGACTGCTCCAATGTTCCAATATGCGGCAGGAACGCCGTAGTCTGTCATGATTGATTTAATGAGTGCCATTTTGATTTCCTTTATCCTACGAGTAAGCGGCGGGTTGTTCCACCAGAATCTTTAACTGTTATATATCCAGTTGGGGTTAATACGCCAGCGGTATAAGTACCAAACCTGATGTTACCTGCGCCTTTTGGTGTCAGGGTTAGGTCTATGTCTGTGTCTGAGCCTTGGGCTGAAAATACTGGTGAATTACTAGCGGATGCTGAATCAACTCGTAAATAATTTGCTCGTTGCGAACCGAAGTTAATTGTTCCAGTTCCTTTGGCCTGAATGTCTAAGCCACGGTTTGCATCACTACCTTGAACAGAAATAACTGGAGCTGCACCAGTAGCCGCACCAGTAACCTGTATGTAGTTCACAGCAGAGGCTGTGTTAGTTACGGACATTTGTACGTTTGTTGCAGATGCTGCCGTAGCAAAAGTAATTGCGCCTGTTCCGCGAGGAATTAGTACAAGGTTTCCGTTACCTGCTCCAGCAATGTTTAATAAAACGTTTCCAGCAGATGAGCCTGTAACAGAAAGCCATCTAGTGTTTCCAGCACTCGCTACAGCAACAAGCGCGGGGGCTGTTGCATCACCACCAAAAGTTCCTGTGCTTGTAGCAGTCAACGTAGTAAACGTACCAGCAGCCGCAGTTGTTCCACCAATCGCAGGAGGAGACGCTAGGTATGTGCTAAACCCTGTACCGCTAACAGTAGACGAGGCGCTTAACGTAGTAAATGCACCTGTGGATGGTGTTGTAGCACCTACTGTAGTGCCGTTAATCGTGCCGCCTGTGATAGCTACGCTGTTAGCATTCTGAGTAGCCATAGTGCCGTAAGTGGCAATAGTGGTGTTAATCGCTGCAATGGAGTCTAATACGGACTGAGATGTACCACCACCGTTACCGATGACTTTGATCTTCTCAGCGACATCCATAGGCACTACTTCGCCTACGTTTAACTCTTTACCGTCAGTCAGTTTGATGACCAAAGAGCCATCGAAGTCAATGTAAGCATCTTGTACGCCTACACCGTCTTTACCGTCTACGCCATCAATACCGTCTTTACCGTTGTAACCGTCTTTACCGTTAGTTCCATCGGAGCCTCGATCACCTTTAGGGCCTTGAAGACCATCCTTACCTGAGGTAATATCACGTACTTTAACGTCTACGATACCGTTAAGCTCATCGAAACGAGCTTCTAAGCCTTCTTTGATCTTCTTGATAGCTTCAACGACCAAGTTAGCTTGTGTTTTAGCTTCTAAAAGACGTTGTTCAGCCTTCAAAGCTGGAATATTAGCTTGGATGTCCTTAACTAGAGCGAGTTTCTCCTCCTCGCCCATGTTAGCGATACCTAATTTGGCTTCCAAGTCTTCTAATTTCATTTATTTAGACCTTCAGTCAGGCTTTTAAGGAATTCGTTGTCAGCTTTGTTCTGTTCTTGCTTACTCTGGCTCATCTGAAGCTCAACGATCTTAGATTTATTCTTGATGTCAGCTTCTTTAAGCATTAAGTCAGCAATTTTAACACGCCTATCGAACTCTTGTGCAGCTAATTGATCATTATTTGGGAGATTCTGTGTCGTGGATGCGACAATCTTAGCTTGAACCTCTTGAGGCTTCAACTGAGTCTCAACAATCGTGCTCATAGCCTCAGCTTTGTTGCGTTCAGCTTGAGTAGTGTTCACTGCAATCTGAGCCTGAGCAGCTTGGATAGCGAGTTGCTGCTGCATTTGCTCCATCTGCTGTGCTTCAGGGTTAGGTTGAGCCATCTGATCGAGAGCTGCAATCATCTCAGCGCGGTTACTCAGTGAGGAGTTAGCAATCACACCCTTCAAGATCAGAGGCAACACTGGTGTATTCGGGCCTAAGGTCTGCAAGAGAGCGATGAACTGAGATTGTTCGTACTCACGAGCCATGATACCTAGAGTCGCTGTAGGTACGAAGTTCAAGTCAGCTGATGGATAACGCTCAGGATCGAACTGCATGAAGCGGAATGCTGCCTTCTTGATGAAAGGAGACAGGAAATCCTCTTGGAAGTTCGTTAAGGTACGCTTGTTCTTCTTGATCAAGGAAGCCACAGCCATCGAGATACCGCCTTGGGAGGCGTCCCGTGAGACTTGGGAGATCATGCCATTGGTGTCCATCGTACCAGTAGCTTGGAGAAGCATACGCTCGAAGTTCTGAGCTGCCGCTGGAGCGTTACCATCTGTGCTACCGAACTTGAACGGCATCATGATCTCAGAGGGATTACCGTTAGTCAGTAGTGCTTTACCGGGTTTAACTTCAAACTTAGCACCACGAGGCAAGCGAGTAGCATCCATAGCGATCATGGGCGATGTAGTCAACGCCAATGAGTCTAGGTAGGCACGATACTGAGCATCAATAGCCTTTTGCATGTTGTAAGCCTTCTCAACGACACCTCGACCCAACAGACGGTTAGGTACTGTATCGTCTTGGTACGACATGATAGGGCGATCCTTCATCATGTAAGGATTCTCTTCAGCCTTCAGAAGCAAGTTACCGTTACCGATAACGATGATAGCCTCAACGAGGTCAGAGTAGTCATCAGCTGCTGAGTCTTCAGGGAAGAGATCTACAACTTCCTTACCGTCACCTTCGAGTTGCATCAAGTACTCACGAGGCACTAAGCCGTAGTACGTGAGCATCGTAGCTTTACCGTCTTGGTACTGACGAAGTTCCTGAGTAGCCTCTAGAGAATCATCGTCCATGTACGGGGAGATGTCTACCTTTCGATAGATACCTGACTCCATACCAGCTACAATCTTATGCAAGCTCACAGGCTTCTCAATCGCTACACCCATACAGTCATCCACTGATGTACCGTTAGGGTCAAACAAGAAGTTCTTAGGATTGATAGGGTTCAACGAGACAGAGATACGATCCTTCTCAACGACTCCGATAGCAGCTTGACCCATCACACCGGGGATAGCTTGAGTAGTTGGGATGTACTCTTTAACAGTCTTCACGACCAACTCACCGATACCTGTACCGTAGATCTTAGCCATCAAGCCAATCTGGTCGATACTCTTACGGATCTTGTCCTTGTTGAAGTCTTCCATCATCATGGCCTTCAACATCTCAACGTCGATAGGCTGACCGTTGATGTCCTTAACGTCATCTTCAATGTCGAAGAACTCACCTTGACCGAACACAGCTTCCATGATCTCAGCATGGGATGTCTCAACAGCTTGCTGAGTAGCAGGGGAGATGATACGTGAACGCTCTGACTCACGGGTGGAATCGGAGGCTTGCCATTGACCACGGAAGATACGC